AGGCGTTTTGTTTAATAAAAATGCTTGCATCTTGACTGGGAAGTACGGCAGTTCCATTTTCAACAATGGAAATTCCGGCGGCTGATGAATCAGTTATGCTCGCGCCACCGGCACTGATGGCGGAAAATGGACCTACGCCGCCACCTCCCCCCCCGGTAGCATCCGCAACAATTCCAGTTGTATCGTTGATACTTAATGTGGAAAGATTGGTACCGAAAAGAATACTACTTGCGCCCAATTCATTAAATCCAATACTGTTTTCTGAGGTGTCTGTAAAGCTAATGCCTCCTTTACTTGTACCTGTTATTGGACCTGTCCCGGAGTTCCCAAAATTAAAAGCGGTAGCATCAAGCAGTATTCCTAACGGACCATCGTTAGCTAGTTGGACTAGGCCGAAGAGGGAATAGGAATACGTCCCCGCCCCTGACTCAGAGTTGTCCTTAAAAAGCAGTGGAGTACTTGAACTGGTCGGATTGATAACTTGTAACGCCGCCCCCAGCGTCACATCCCCTGTGGAAGGTTCAACTATACTATTCAGAACTCCACCAAATACTCCATTATTATTATATTGAAGATTAAAAGAATCTCCGACAGGAATTCCTCCACCACTTCCACCAGCATTTATCCAACTCCCCGGCCCATAACCTTCACTATCTGGCTCAGTAGTAACAAATACAAATAAATTACTGGAATCTTGTGAGAATACTAATTTACCATTTAAATCAACCGTAGTTGAAGGGTCATCAACCCATACAAGGGCTTTACCAAACTTAAATATTGTATTATCAATATTCATTACATCTCCTAGACAGTTGCATCAAGATGAAAGCGTAAAGAATTTGCACTACCACGCACCCAAATCGTATTTGCAAAGATTCGCGTCGCGTTTGGTGAACGTCGTTTAATATAAATTTGACTTACAGCCAAATCCCAAGCATAATTAGTTGACGCAACACCAGAATCACCAAAATAAATAAATGCCGCACCAAGTCCAGCATCACCAGTAAAAATCATTTCACTATAGTCTGTCATCAAATCATTTACGTTCGTAAGTTTCTCAGCACCAGTCTTGGCCTGATTCGCGACTTGCAAAAGTGCTGCTAAGTTATGTACTGCCGTATCTGCTGGAAGTGTAATGTCGTAACTCTGCATAATTTAATCCTTTTAACTAATAGTAATCTTCAAATTTGTAGGAGGATTAGGTAACGTAATTACAATCGGAATCATTCCACTTGCTTCATTGGATGGAGTAGATTGTGCATTACTTATCATATTAATAGTTCTAACAAAGTAATAATATGTAGTACCAGCAACAAGATTCGCCGTATCGGTATATGTGCAAGTCGCACCGGAACAATTCACGCCTGTAGGACTCGCAGTTTGTGATATATTAGATTCTTGGCCTGCCGCTGTGCCACGATAAATATTATATCCTACACCTGACGTAGTGGATGCCGTCCATGTTAGAATTATATTATGTGACTGGGCAAACGCGCTTGCAGTAAAGAATAAAAGTACTAATAAAAGTTTCTTAATCATTATAATCTCCTATTGTTGTACTGATGCCAAATCTGTTGCTGGTGGAACTCCTGCCGGTGTTGCATTTGCCTGCTGAGTTTGCGCCGCAACCATTCCTTCAAGAGCTTTCTTATATGCTTTTACGTTAGCATATCCAGCAGGATTATTAAATCTTTCAGTCATACCACGTTCATCATTCAACCAGACATTAATTACTTCAGCCTGCAATGGCCCATCATCAATTCCTTCTTCTGGTTCGATAGTTGGAATCTCGACCATACTTTGTCCGGTTAAATCTGAAGGATCAGGAACTTCTTGAGGTTCAGATTTCAACAAAATATTAACTGCCCAAAGTGCCTTAAATCTCTGCGCTTCACCGGGAATATAAAGTTCAGGAAATGCAAGAGCTTGTGTAATAACTTTAGAATTCTCAGGATGTGCCAAAACTGCCATAATTTCTGGTGTAGGAACTTGAAGTAACTGCATTAACAATGCCATCTTTTGATCAGAACTTACAGGAAAATTCTCAGAACATTCGGCGTAAGATGAACCAGAATTTAAATCTTTAAACATAGCCTTAATAGTTTTAAATCCTTGACCATCTTTCTGCGTCATTTTTTCATCATACTGAAAAGTTCTCATTTCATCTGCGTGCTCGTTAACTGATAAAGTATTTAAGTCGTTCCATAATTCTCTTAGATGTTCAAATGTTATTGAGAGTCTTGCAAGTGCTCTTTTTCCACTTTGGACGTATTCTCCAAGTGTTCTTGATTTACCCTCTGAAGGGCCACCATATATGGAAGGATAATCTCCTGAGACAAATTGTGCATCATCGTCAAGTCTGTTACGAAAAATTTCAATTTCTTTACTGGGTGTTGCAAGTTTCTGCTCAAAAAATCCCTCCGGTAAATTATGTCCTGCCGGTGCTTTTGCAGGTGTTACCATTCCCGGAGAAGATTGTTGTTGACCAAAAGTATCAAAATCTAAATATGCACTATCAGCAAATAAAGCTGGAATACCGTATTCAATAGTTTCAATAGTAAGATTTGCAAGTTGGTTAACCATTTCTTGAATTGCAACAAGTGGCTGACCGACTGGCAAAGCATGAATATAACTCGACAAACTACTTTTACGGATAATTAAATCTTTATCCATAGTAGTGTCGTAAACTTCTACAACATTCTTACAAATTACTTTTACATAAAGGCCAGTCTTATATTTCTTCTTCAACCATTCAACGATGACCATTTTATCGTCATCATCTTTATTACCCGCAATTAATTCAAGTTGCCAAGGACGGAACCAGCAACATTTAATGTTACATAGATTAGTATCTTCACCAGTGCCCATCCATGACGTAATATAAGATGATGGCGTGCGTGACCAACGTTCTTTAGAATTAGCCGCGTCTGCCGTAATTACATCACGAAAATCAGGATAATCATTCCAAGTCTTTGCTACATTCTCATCATAATATTTAATTGCATAGCCGCACTCCTTCTGATTACGTGCGTAATATGGAATTTTAAAATTAAGTGGTCCATAAATATCCCAGGTTTCTTTTGCCTTAGGTAAATCTACTTTACCAACTTCTTGAGTTTGTGTAGTTTCTTCTTTTTCTCCAAGAACTGCATCTTTATTACACTTCTCGCATCTTGGATTTGAAACTAATTCTTCACCGTCAAGCGCATCATATACTGACGCGCCGCAGTCAGGGCAATCATAAGATTGTTTTGTTACTTTTACTTTATCAAACTTAGGTACTTTCACAGTACCATACTTCTCGTCACGGTCACGATAACGGTGAATTATGCAAAGTCCTTGATTGAAAAATTTGAAAAGGATTTCCATAATTCGGAGTTTTGCTTTATTGTGACGTTGAATAATCAGCGCCAACTTGGTGCGCGACTTGGCAGTAGAAATATCATTTGGATTATCTGTGTCATCTGGAAATGCTTCCCAATATGGTACGCTTTGTGAAAGTGCCGCAACTATTGATTCACCGTGCGAACGATAAATATTAATTACATAATCATATAATGGCCCTGAATCATCAGCAGTATCTTCTCCGCCACCTTGTCCAGTTGATACTCCATTTTCACCAATAGAAATCCAGTCAGATAAATTCTCTGACCAAAAAATATTCTGTACACCTTCCCAATAATTCTCATTACGCTTCCACAATGCAATTTGATAACTACGTGTGGACTGATCCTCAAGCTCACACTTATCCATCAAATCAATAATAGCTGCTGATGTGCCTTCTGGCGCACCTTTAAATAAATCAGAATGATTGGAATTTTCAGGCATTAATATTTCTTATCCATTCCTTTTTTCATTCCCATAAGAAAATTAGACTTACGTTTCTTCTTACCAAACTTCTTTTCTTTAGCCTTATCTGCCATTTCTTTCATTGGCATTGCGCCAAGTCCTTGCATCATAATTTCACTCCACAAGTAAAGATAAATCTTTAGATTTATATACTATGACACGCACATCGTAAGGCATTATGATACAACCTTCGGATGCGTAACCAGGATTATCTAATGAATCTCCGTGCATTTTAAATCCACTACGACCAAAAGTATTAGTATTTCCTTCTGATTCAATATCTAGTGTATAATTCCCTGTATGTATACTATTATACGGCGCACTTACGAATTTCCAATTACCTTTAGGAATTGGTCCAATATTATGTTTATCTTGTAATATTGAATTGTTATAACCATTTTGATTTTTAGAACCGGAATAACCACTACCAATTAACTTATCATTATGGTATAGCTGTCCAGCAGATTGTTTGTAAATCCACATAGTTATCCTTGAATGATGTGACCAAATACTTTAAAACCTAGAATTCCCATTAGTACGAATAGAAGTACATTACCACCAATTCCTTGATAATTAGTTGGAGCAACTCTATACAATGACCAAGAATCAAACAACAACCAAAATAACATTAGAATCCAGAATAAAAGTTCAAGTGTCATAATTACTCCTTAGATTTAACAACTACACCTTGCACATTTGAATCCATTTCCTGCGCGGCGTTTTTGGCGTCAATACCTGCAATAGTAATAGGATTAGATTGCAATCCCATCATAGCACGTAACTGCGGGATGCGTGCAAAGTTTGCTACAAGTGCATGAATGAATGCAAATAGAAATTTATACCCTTTACCATCTGTAGGGTCTGGTGTAGGTAATGCGCTGGCGATTGAACTAAATATATAGCAAATAATTAATGTTACAATTACTTGATGGTGGGCAATCCAAATCATAATCACCTATAGTTTTTAATCATGTAAGATAAATGTACAGATGTAGCAAATAAAATTGTAATGGCCGTATTAATTATCTTACTTAGTGCAGTTTCATTCTCAATTAATACTACATCCATAATGGCGATTAAAGCCTTCGCCTTTTTACTTTCCAACTCCGTAACTGCTGGATCGACTACACGTTCTGACAATAATTCTTTAAGTCTAGTACGTTCAGGAAAGGTAATGGTAAGATTCTGTAATTTATCAATTAAATCATCGGGCTCTTTAAATTTAGGGTCATCATGATGAACATCTGCCGATAATACCTTTTGAACGTGTGCCCACAAAGGAATTAATTGAAATTTCGCTACGTCTGAATCTTTTTCAAGTTGATTAAGTCTTTTATTTATACTCACAAAGAACGCAATTCCCCCAGTGACGAAAGTACCAAATAAGATTTGCCATACCCAAGTAGGAGCCATTAAGAGACTTTCTCTACTGATTTATTCTTACCTGCTTCTTCTTGAGCTTTCAACTTCTCATCCCAATGTCTCTTTTGTGATTCAAAATGCGCGTCATACTTTTGCTGAAATCTAGGACGCGCGTCACGGAATGTTTGGCCGCGCTGTACTGGTTGAAGGTTTGATGTATCAACTTTCACACCTTCAGGAATAATCAAACCTAATCTCTTTTGATAAATTTCTTCTTGCTTTGTACTACGTTCACGTTCAAACTTTAATGAATCTTCCGTAACTCGACGCGCCTCAAGTAGAGCAAAATTTTCTTTTTCTAAGGAAGAAACTTTTTCTTCTAAAAATTCAATTCGATTCTCTAGTTTATCATTCTCTTTACAAACTTCAATAAAACGAACTCCGTCCTCCACCATCTTATCATGGAGTTTATTAATAACTGATTGACTAGTTAGAATGTTGTGAATATACTGACGTACTTTTACGAGCATGATACCTTCTCATTGGAATAACTTTCACGTTTCGCATCTCAAGACGTTCCATATTCCTTGCAAGTTCATTATAATCTTTAGTTTGCTCAAACTTTTCAAGCACAACAGATTCCGCCGCAACTTGATTATCGGCGCGTATTGAATCAACTTTCCATCGCGCAACTGCCTTCAAGAAATAACGAAGATCATCATAAGGGTCATCACCAGAAAATTCCTTAACATCTTCCTTTTTACCTTCTGCCTGATTATAAATGCAACGCGGAATAGCTTTAATTAATACTTGACAAGTATCAAAAATTTGCAATTTAGGAAGGTTAGTTTCCGGTTCTGGTGGTACAAATGATGCTACATAATCATTATATACTTCAATTCCATTCCAACGCAACAAGTATTGCGCGTATTCATAATCAAACTCACCACTATTTGATTCTTCCAGTGTAGGAAGTGGTCGCCATCGAATATATTCTTGAACTAAAGTCTTGCCGCCAACACGGTCATTGTCGGCGGTGCGCAAGAGGTTATCTAAATTCTCAGAATGTAAGGCGTTCTGGATTTGTTCGAATTTATTTAATTCCTCGCCTGACTTTTGTTTCGTAGCCGGATCAATTACTACGTCAACAATATTAAAGCCACGTGACATTCTACAAACATCTGCACCAGCTTCTGTGGTTAATTTACCTTTTTCGGCGTATTCTTGAAATATAAAAACTTTTCCACTCGGCGCAACCGCGCCCCACATTGCATAAAAGTATGCAGAGAATCCCCAATCCATCGACAGGATTATTGGCCAATGTTTAGGTACTGGAAAAGTAGTGACTACATGAAGTGCATTTTCTGGTTCATTTGGTAATCGAGTTGGTCGGAACTCTCCAAATACTTGTCCTTCAAATGAACTCCATGAACCATATTTCTTTGCCTGCTTTTCATGTTCAGGTAGGATTTCAAGACTATTTAGATACGCTTGAAGTTTGTCGGGCGGAACTTGTGAATTGTCTTTCGGTAGTGCCTTAATAAAGATGCGGAGATTACCGGATAACCTATCTTTAATTAATGTACCAGCAGGAACATCTTCTACTTTAAATCTCGTTTTGAAGAAGTCATGTGATATATTTCCAGGATTTGTCGCAGCACGCGTGAATGCGGGGAGCCCATCAATAGAACTTCTGCATCTGCTACCAATGATATATAAATATTGTGATTCAGTAAACGAAGTAACCTCATCCCACCCGATATAATTAAACTCTGAGGTATCGTATTTTCGTTTATCCTCTTCATGTTCAAGATGACCAGCAAATATAATCGCACCAGAAGGAAACTTCCAAGATTTCTTTGTATCATTCCACGTCGCGCCAACGGATTTATAATACTCCATCATACGCGGAATGATTTCACGATCTAGCTCAGGGTAAGTCCTACGTAGCAATAGTCCTTTAAATCTTGGGTGTTCATAAAACTTTCTAACAATTGGTAGAAGTCCTAATACTTCTGACTTGCCTCCATACGCCGCACCGCCATACATTCCTTCAAATATACAATCTGGCAGGGCAAGAAATTCTGCCTGTTTTACTGACGGCTGCCATACGCGAGATTGTGTAATATCAGACATTCTAAGGCTTTCATTAATCTGAATTACACAATAGGCTATACTGGTCTATTGGTCAGTTATGATATTAACTTACCCCATTCCTAAATCTTGGAGGATATTAGGTCCGAAGTTAAAATAATCTCCCAAACTTAATTAACTTGCAAAATCATTCGACGCGAGTGAACCTGCATACTTCGGCGCGTCATTAGGATATGTGGCATTAGGTAAATTATAAGACGCGCCAGCAGTTCCAATTGCGGCCGTAATTGCCGCAATCAAAGCAATCCAATCCGCCGCTGCAACATCAATCTGCCAATCAAATTGTGCATTAGTTCCGCCGGGGGGATTTACTGTATTACCTACCCCACCAAATCTGATACGCACGTTATATGGAGTTGCTGCGCCAACATAAAACTGCAAGCCTTTACCTGGAATAAATTGTGACATTAATTACTCCTTATTATTATTTTATTACTAATTCTGAATGGATAGAACCATCACGGTTTATAGTTACTTCATATTCTTCATTAGAATCTAAAATATCTTGTAAATCTTTAATCGTTCTAGGTCTACGATTTATAATTTCCTTAAAACCGCACCATTTACACCAAAGTTTCGTATCTCCATCAGGATAAACTGGTGGAGCATAATGCCAATTAAATTTATGTGAAAGTTTCATTATCAATCTATAAAACATAATTAAGCCTCAACCACATTATACTCAGCAATGTTCATTTGCTGAGGGCTGTACATAATAATCTGCGTGCGATTCATACTTGCTTCATCTTTAGGCAAGGCCCGCTCCACAACTTTACTTACATTACTTGCCACGATTGATAAATCTTTCGCGCCAAGCGTTTCAAGTTTATCATCATCAATTAATCCTAATGTGATTAGTAACTTTTCCATTGCTACATCACGAATCTTACCAAGCTGCTGCTTGGTCTTATCAACTAATTCTGGTCTTACTTGTCCACCATGCGTAGTTTTACCAGTTTTCCATTTTGCAATTGTTGGAACTGACGCGCCAAGAACTCTTGCAACATTTGCTTCAGTATCAACTTTTCCTAAAGCAGCTCCAAGTGCACGTTCTGCCGTAGTGAATTCTCTATCTTTACCAATTTCGCGTCGGCCATCTTCTAATATTACATGAATATTTTCACGATCTGATACGGCACCGAAACGATTACTATTATCATATTCTTTCTTAATAGTTTTAACCGGCGTATCAAGAGATTCAAGTGCAGATAAATCATCATTTGATTCAACTGCCGCGACGCGCACCACGGACTGAAACATATTCATCAGATTATCTGGTGACGTGATGCGTGACGTGGCGAGATTTGAATCAAATAACATTTTAATTAATTAAACTTTCTTCAATTGAGCCGATACGGGCTGTTCAAATAGGATTCCAACAGTTTCAGTAATTGCAGGATTCGTAGTCACTTCGACAGTATCACTAATAGTTGCTGCAAGACTACCATCAGTGTTAAAAATATTTGCAACAACTGTCAAAGGTACGTTAGGCTGCGATGGTGGATTTTTTGGTGTGACTAGAAAACTTGCAGCAACAATAGTTCCGTCCGGGTCTACAACTGTAACTGCATCTTGAACAATAGTAAAATCTGTATCATCAGGCCCGACTAGCTGCAAAGTTTGTGGTTTTCCATCAGGTCCATTTGGCAATGCACTAACAAGTGCTCCATTAACTGTAAGTGTAATAAATCCCTGGTCCGGCGGATTGGTTGCTGGAATAATCAATGGCATATATTTACTTCCTCCAAATTTTATTTTTAAAAACTCCTCATGCTCTAACTTAAATACTTTACGTTCCAAAATAACGAGTTCTTCTACAACTTCCTCTAAAAGTATAATAACCTCAATTAGAGTGCCGTAATCTTTACAATGCTTCAATCTTTGATGAAAATGTTTATGCATTTTTTCGTTTCGGCAAAAGTTTGTGTAGAAATGTCAAAATGTCACCAATTGTTACACTACCCTTTTTCTGCATATTTTCAAGTTCGTGGTGTAGATGGGTAAGTGGGTGTGGCTTCGTTCCACTAATATTAAGTTTTGGCGCTTTATAAGGCTTGGTCCCAGCAATCTTAATAGCTGCCATCAATTCCTCCAAGGTTAATAAATATTACACTTATGTCCACTCTCGCGTATGGTACCCCATCCGACGCGGCGTGTCAAGGACTTTATCTCGCATCTTATCATAAGGTTATAGGGTATAGGTACCTTCTACGCGCTAGATGGGACCCTATTTATTATTAAATTTATAAGATATAAAATGGATTTTTTCAAAAAAACACTTGCTTCTAATGGCGAATTGGAGGAGTAAATATGGGACCCGTCCATGGCCGCATACCCCCACCACGTAATTATTATTTATTAGTTAATTATTATTTAGTTTGATATTATCTATTTGTTTGTTGTGTAAGGCATGACTTGGTGGCGCTCCACTGCGTACGTTGCAACTGACGCACCATCGTACTATGATAATTGTTAAATTTATTTTACAATTATTTTCTTGACAATGATTTGATGATGTGGGATTATTTTGTTGGGAGGATTCTATGCCAAAAATTCCTAAAAAGAACTACTTTGAACTCGCCGTATTCTTGATGGATTATCATTCTGGCCAATGGTCACGAGGTTACAGATTAATGTGCAAGTTAAACCCTTCAGGGTTTTCTTCTGACTTCTGCGCTGAGATGCGCGAACAACCTATGTACGAATATCTTGTATCACAATATGCAAATAAGGTTTAACATGATTCACCTTGACACACTCAACAAGATTCTGTTAGGATGTGCAGCGATACCCTGCGCGTATATTCTGCGTGAAGGATTCAGACCCTACAAAATTTTGAAAGGATAAATATGAAATATCCTTGTTTACACTGTGGTGATAGCCTTACCAAGATTACTGGGTATACTTTAAAGTGGGGTGGCGTTCAATCTGAGGACCATGAATTATACTTATGTGAATCTTGTGGTTCAGAGTATAGTATTCTCACGCGTATTAGACAGTCAAAATTTTGTAATGAACAACACTGCACGCGCAGAATAACCTGCCGATAATTCCCGCCCCACAAATGGCGCATTGCTTATCGGTGATGCGCCATTCCTCTTTATTAAATCATCCTACCAACAATTATAGGTGCCTTCCGACCATCTCCGGCGCGTGCCCTGACGTTGCCCTAAGACGCTTCGACACGATCCAACCCTTACCGTCCTATTGCTTTGAATCAAGCTCAAGTCTAGTGACAGCCTCACCTTACCATACCCTATATAATGATACATCTCACATCCCTGCCTCAAGGCTTGACATCTACCCAAAATTGTTGGCAAACTAATCCAATAATTTCAAATTTCAAAAACAAAAACGGCTCTCAATATTCCGAGAGCCGTCATGTTATAAATTTTATGAAAGGTTGTACAAATAAACTTACCAGAAAATCAATTATTCAACGTAAGCTGCCCTCGCAATTTGCAACGCCGCGTCCATCGAGATAACTTTTCCAACAGCTTTCCGACGTTCAACGATGTCCTCCGCAAACTTTTCAATCGCTTTCTCTGTTTTCTTTTCGGGATACAATTCATCGGCAATCTTTTGACGAAGTGGATTTGCGACGTCCAACTTTTGCTGACTTCTAACTGAACTCACAATGTAATCACTTGCAAGTTGCTGCGCCGTTGCATCGTAGCTTTCATCCTTACCATTTTCATTCTGCTTTACAAGCTGCAAACTTGCCGGTCGAGCCTTGCCACTTTCAATGCTATCAATCAAACCCTGAAAATGCGCCGTCAAACTCTCAGCTGCATCCTTAACACTTTCAACCTGTGGTGCACTATATGTAACTGTCTTAGTGCGCGGCTTATCTTCGCCGCGTACCGGAACCTTCACCGTCATTTCAAATTGAACCGTATTCATTGTCTCTCTCGCTTCGCTCGCTCGACACCTTATTAAAGGATACTAGCTCGCGTCTCCGTTCGCGTTACATTCTGCGAACTAAATCTTATGAACCTAATCTACCCCTGTTTTGATTGATTGTCAAGTGAAATCTTGCGCTTTTGATTCTCATCACGTCGAATACAAGCACGTACTTGCTTACTAACGATTCTAACATACTGTTCTTCCGTCAATGGATTTCCGTACCTGCTTCCATATTTCATGTTTGTTACCCCCAAAAATAAGCTAATCTTGATTTGGTTCAATGTCAAGTAAATTCGCTAGATCATCCAAAATATTTACATCTTCCAAATCACTCACTAGTTCGACACCTTCATAATCCTCGTTTATCGTTTCATCAACTAGATTTAATTCTTCTTGTTTCGCTCGAATCACAGATTGAATCAAACTAAGCAATGCCGCCAACTGGTCTAACGTCATATCCTTTACGTTCACGTTGATTACCTCGATTTGAAGTTTAAACCCTGTTATTACGGATGTCAAACCAAATTGTTAGCCTCGCAACCTATGATTAATCACATAATTGCAACATTTGAAGTGGGATTCTGAGGTTATTAGGAAGCGATTCCGACCTTATTGAGAGGCGATTCTGGTCCACAGGGTATGATTTTGACCTCACCACTAACATAACATAAGACTTATACAACAAGTAGTCACCCTCCCTCAATACCCGACCTATTGCACGTAGGATGTGATTCGAGGTATCATTTTGAGCCTAACCTATTCAAGCTGAATGAGATGCAAACAAGGTACCTTGTATATGGAATAATGTAGAGATTATATGATAAATGTCGAGCGATATGAGAAAGTGGATAGGGCTACATGAGAGTCGGTATCCCAATGATTCCATATCGCTCTACATTTTTATTAAAAAAAAAAAAAAAAATAAAAAGAATAGCCCAGTTAACTAGCCCATTTTAACACTACCTAGGGCTACCTAACTATACTTTTTCCCTATGATTTATAATATATAGGGGTAGGTCAACCTAACATCATCCTAACTCATTCATTCTAAGCCAAATTCAGTTCTTGACGTCCTTCCAGACTAGGGTATACTGCCTATGTCATGCACTAAGGGTGCCTGTAGGGAGAGGGTGAGTACCTAACCTGTAAGTCACTTATTCATAATAGGTTAGAGGCAATTCGTACTCCCATGACCAGAATACTCTCCCATATACCCTAGAATCCTCTGCCCCATAGAGCAGAATCGGACTTCAAATGTTATTAGAGGGTTAAAAAACATGAAAAAGGAAAGCTAATAATGATAAATTGCATAATTTGTGATACCTCAGAACTGCACCCACATTGCGAATTATGCAATAAACATCACGTCGCGGATATTCCATGTAATAATCAAGTCACGCCAAGTAATTCAGTACTCACCGCAAGTAATGTCATAGACCACATTGCACGTTTTGAGCACACAATCGACGAAATGAGATGCGAAGATGGCACGCCGGATTTATCACAAATTGAATCCCATATAAACATGTTAAAACGTCGAATGGAATTGATCCGGCTAGAATTAATGACCACCCAATCGCGGCGTAACAAGTGTATTCAATTAAAGGATTCAGATACTGTCGAGCAGTTACGACAGGACAATCCATCAAGGGCACAAGTAAGAGAAGTTAGAGCAGAAAAGCGTATATTAAACATGTATGAGAAAGCAGTTATGCAATGGAAGAAAATGAACTTTAAACCTGAAAAGATTAAAAAATTAATGATGGATGTTTATGAAAAGGATGTAACTTTAGAATTTATTCAAGGGGTGGAATAATGTATTTACCAGACTTAATAAAAGAAGAATTAGAAAACTTGTTATTTAAAGCAACTAACACAAGAAATGAAAAATTAGTTGAAATTGATAAACTAAACCTAAGACATAAAGAAGCAAAATAATGCCCTACATAGCAATTCAATGCAATACGTGTAATAAGCGCGTCACGGTCAACTCTGAGGTCACGTTGGGTGACCTCCGCATCATAGAGCTGAGTTGCGGCCATGAACAATACGAGAAGACTATTGAAGTTAATAAATCAGTCATAAATGAATACAAATCCGTGAACGGCAAAACACCACGTCAATACCAGAAAGACGGAATTAAATTCAGCGAGAAATCAGGTCTAAGATGTTTAATTGCCGACGAAATGCGATTAGGCAAAACACCGCAAGCATTAATCGCGGTCAAACTAAACAAAGAAATGACATATCCATGCGCCATAGTATGTAAATCAAGTCTTAAGGAACAGTGGGCACGGGAATGCTATGAATGGACGGGAAGTGATTTAGTAGCAGTAATTCAGAGCGCTGCCGATGCAATACCAGCAGGATGCGAGTTTTATATCTTTAGTTTTGACATTTTTAGAAGATTCAAAAAGGGTAAAACTAAGGATGTAATTGCAGATTCTTTAATCGACGGTCAATTATATGAAAGTGACGTGAAAGACGCCAAGGATGATGAAATAGTTAATATTTTCAAGAAATTAAAGATTAAATGTATTATCATTGATGAATGCCAGCAAATCAAATCGCGCACGTCACAACGTACAATTGAGATTCGTAATTTAATCCAAGACATAAAAATAAAACACATCATTGCATTAAGTGGCACGCCAATTAAGAATAGCGCGGCGGAATACTTCACTGTGTTAAATCTAATCAGGCCAGAGTATTTCCCAGTCTATAAAAGCTATTTACGTAGATGGGTAGATTCATATATGCAAGGGAATACAGTTAAATGGGGCGGATTGTGCGATCCTGAAGGATTTAAGCAATTTACGAAGGATTTTGTAATACGGCGCGAACGTAATGAGGTTATGCCAGATTTGCCTAAGGTTGATAGGAATTTTAAGTTTAGCTACCTAGGAGATGAAGTTAAAGACGCATACGCCGCAACATTAAAGGAATTTCAAGAATACGCGGAAGGCTCCGACAATAAAGGTACGGAGAAAATGGTTCACCTGCTCGCATACATGAATAAGATGCGCCACTTGACTGGAATTGCAAAGGTTGAGAGCGCGTTAGACTTTGCAACTGAATATTTGACCTCATGCAACAGGAAGTTAGTATTCTTTGTGCATCATAAGGATGTAGGATTAATGCTATGTAATAAATTGGATGAACTATGTAAGATGGGCGGATTGGCCGCACCGATTATGTTAAGCGCCGACATTGCACCACAAAATAGACAGCCAATCATTGATAAATTCTTACAATCTGATTGCAGATTCGCCATTGCGTCAACGCTTGCATACGGCGAAGGAGTAACAATGAAAGAATGCGCAGATTGTGTAATTGTAGAACGTCAATGGAATCCAGCAAATGAAGAACAGGCTGAATCTCGTTTCATTCATATGGAACAGAAAGAAAGTAAAATCAACGCAACGTACTTGGTTGCAGTGAGTACGATTGATGAATTCTTTTCAGAGTTAGTCGAACGGAAACGCGCAATCTTTTCAAACACAATGTCAGGTAAAGAAATTGAATGGGACGAGAGTAGTATTATGAAAGAATTAACTGATATTCTTGCCAATAGTGGCAAAACAAGGTGGAGAATATGAAATTATTTCTAGTTACTTTTACATTTACAGAACATGAATATAAGGCACAACTGGAAGTATATGCACCCAGCACGGAAGTAGCTATCAGATTAGTGAAAGTTATAATGAATGAAAAATGTATCATAACAAAGGTAGAAGAATAATGACCACTTATACATTTGAACAAGTCAGACAATTTGAAGCTAAGTCAGAACGTAAGTTAAGTACATTTAAAGAGCATGATGATTGGATGATTTACTCTGAATCTTTTTATCAAGAGATTCAGAGTAAGTTATTAATCTTGAGTAGAATTGATAATCTATTAAAAGACTTGGAGATATTGTTATGAAAACTTATTTAGGTGATGGAGTATATATTAAATTCAAAGACGGACAAATGAAATTAACAACAGAAGATGGAATTAGAACAACAAATGAAATATTTATTAAAATTGAAGTATTTGACGCTATGATTAAATTCTTTAAAGAACAGGAATTGCTATGAAATATCAATTCTTATTCATGGCACTTCTAGGCACATTAATCACTTCAGCATCAATAATGATGTACTGTAATTTGTGGATTGATGTTTTGACAACGTGTTTATGTAATTTAGCAGGGACAATTCTAATAGTTATTCCAGCAATTAAGGCAGACCTTTACAGCAAGTATATTAATCGTTAAGGAAATTTTAAATGCCAAATGATAAAGAGGAGTTAGATATATTAATTAAAGCTATTGGAGCAAAGAAATGAATACTGATAATCTAAGCACTACGGCAAAGCAGTTACTTCAAACTGCAATATTAAGTCAAGAAAATGATTTTGAATCTAAGTCTGAATATTTGTTTAGCTATTTAACAACTTATAAACTTACATATGCAGAGTTTTCAGAATCAATATGTGAACTTGCAAATTTACGATTTGAATTAGAAAGAGGATTAATAAAATGACCAACACAGAATTCGTAAATCAAATCAGAGCAATATCAGGTCTATTATTTCAAGGCAAACTAAGCAGAATAACTGCCTTAGAGCGCATCCTAATGGCACTAATGCAGGTCAATGAGCCACGTAAGGCCAAGCAAAATAAGATTCTAATGATAGGAAATGAAACTTTAATTAATAACTTAAATCTATCAAAACCAAAAGGATATTAAAATGAATAATGAACCATTAAGCGCATTCACGGCAGTCATAGCAAGTATCTTATTCCTAATAGGTATTGCACCTTCAGTATTTGAGTTAACTAAGCGAAGTTTAATTGCTTGGCACAAAATGAAGTCACAAGTGCGAATATATAAAATGAAATCAGAACGTGAAGTAGAACTTGAGAAGATTGAAGTAAAATGAAAAATATTTATGACCTATATTCAACATCAAAGTTAACAAATATTGATATGAGAGTTATACAACTCATATCAAAAGGTTATGACAATAAGTTTATTGCAAAGTTAACTCATAGGTCATTAAGTACGATTAAAAATAGAACTAAGAGAATACTTGAAATACTTGGAATGAATAATAGGGTACAAATTGCAATATATTATCTTGAAAATTATAAGTATAAAGATTTTGTTAAGTCTAAAAATATTGAGGTGAAATGATGGAATTTAAAGTTGGAGATAAAGTTAAATATATCGGAGATCATTATAATCAAGTATTACGTGAATCAAAGTTATATATAACTAGAATTGACATAGGTGATGTATGGCCAGTTGAAATTTGTATAGAAGGATATAAATTAGAATCTTATCCTTGCTTAGAAAGTGAACTAGAACTTGAAAATATTGAGGTGAAATGATGAATGAATGTCCTTCGATAATAATAGATAAAGTTATTCCAATTATTCGAGAAGAAACTAAAAGACCAAATACTTTACCAATAAGAACTTTTAATAATAATAATAAATTTACAAGTTTACGATGGGAAGGAATTAATACCGGTATTAATCCTTTAAAATTTAGAGTATGTCCTTTAGGTCTTATCCCTGCTGCGATTTGGGGCGAACCAGAAAGTTTAAGTGATTTTAGTGATAACCGGATAAAAGATTTAACACAAGAAGAGTTAGAAATATTTTATGATTGGTGGGATTCTATTAAACAAGAAGATGCGAAAGAGGCAATGGATTTAATTTGGGGTAAGGAATCTATTGAAGAAAGTCAAGTCAAGGCAGTAAATAAGGCACTTGATATAATTCATGGAGAATCAAAATGACAGTTAAAGAATTAATTAATAAATTAAAAGAATTCCCTGAAGAAATCAATGTGTATGTATTTGATTATGAACATCAATCACCTGTTGAATTACAACTAAGTCTTACTGGAAATGGTGAAGAAGTATATTTGAAAATCCTATGAAAACACTAATCATCGACTCTCAAATCCTAACATCGTACCAAGAATGTGCTTGCAAATGTCACTACACATTCAATAAGAACATCAAACCACCCATTAAGGAAGAGTCATTTGATAAAGGTGGATTGTTACATGATATGTTGGAAATGCACTACGGACTATTAAAAGATTGGTACAAAAAGGAATCAAATCTACCCCGCGAAGTATATGATACATTTGTTGAGAAAACATTAATTTTAGGACAGCAGAGCGCGTCACAACGGGACTTAGATACGGAAGATTGCTTGCGCGTCATAGGAGCATATCGTCAGTACGCTGATTTTAGGTTTGGCGAATCATGGATACCAAAGTTTATTGAACAGGTTGGGGCTAAAGAATTATGGAAAGGTATTATTTCAAGTAAAGATGTTTATGATGGAACCCATGATGGAATAGTCCATTATAAAAAAGAAGAAGAAGAACTTCAAATACTTTATGCGGGCAAAGTTGATTTAGTCGCACAAATTGAATGGGACGATGAAAAGCCTGCAATTATTGACCATAAGACAGAGGAACGTGCATCAGACCCAATTCAATTAAATAATCAAATGATGGGCTATGCGTGGATGTTTGATGTGCGAAATATTATCGTTAATAAAGTGGGATTTCAAAATACTCTACCTCCGGCGGCGAAATTCCGCCGGTATACATTACATTATCCAGAAAGTGTATTAAATGAATGGAAAGAAAATACAATTAGATGGGCAATTAAACTATATCACTCTTTGCAAGACTTGAAAGCGATGGAGAATGATAGAAATTATCACAGTTGTGCAGGTAAGTACGGTAAACCATGCGGATTACTTCCAATATGTATAACCGAACCTGCTGCACGTGATTGGAAGATTAATTCAAGTTTCTTGATTGGTGAAGAATGGGATGTGACGCGAAGGCTGGCAAAGGAAAGGAATTAATTATGACTTTATTTCAAGTCCACTTAGCTCATGAAGAAAGAAGTAAAGAGGCAATTAAATTACTTGATATTATACGACCTAATATAAGTAAGTTAGGTGAGACTGAACGTAATTTTGTTGTAGGTAAAATAGCATTTAGTAAATTGACAAGAAATTTGTATGTAAGTAGTAAGGAATTATATTGGCTAAGGGATATTGCAAGTAAATTAGATTAAAGGAGAACTAAATTGATTGAATATCTTGAAGTAGTTGAAGAACCTGTTGAGATGATTCACGTTCATAAATGCGATGAATGTGAGAAAATTATAACTGATCTATGTAGTGAAGATTGTGACAATGATACGTATGAAACTTGTGATGAATGTAGTGCGGAAGTTCACGGTGAAGAAATTCCTGAAATTGAAGAAATTATTAAAGACGAATTGAAGGATGTAAAACTTTAAATTGGGGAGGAAATCTCTCCCCTTGGACTAATAAGGAGTTTAATATGCAATGTGAATTCTGTCATAGAATATCTAATAGCTTATGTGATTTATATAAAGTTCCTTTATGTATGAAACACGCAAATTACTCAGAAAATGGAAATCTTTGTATAGATTGTGAATCAGATATGTGTATGGGTGAAGAATAATGCCTAAAGAAAAGCACGTTCATAAGTACGTCAGAGTAGCTATGGGAAGTAGGGGATGGACAGTTTATAAATGTTCAATTCCTGATTGTACACATTTTATTCAAGAGAAACTTGTTATTGGTAGGTCAACAATATGTTGGCGTTGTGGCAGTACATTTATTATGACAAGGCATACTGCAACTTTAAAAGAACCTCATTGCAGAAGTTGTACTGGTAGGAATCCACTTGAAAGAAGTAATAATCTTGTGGATGATTTATCAGATTTGATTGATATTAAAATTTAAGAATATTATGACTATATTAAAATATAAAGTCAAAGTTATTCTAGTTAAAGTTGGAATAGCTAAAAAGAAAAAGAAGTTTGATATATTATTAAAGTCATCAAAGATTTTATTGCCTGACTTTAAACAAGCTGATGAAGCATATAATGATATTGTTAAAACACTGAGAGCAAATTATGGATTAGGAGACTTAAATGCCAAAGATTAGCGAACTCACCCCGGAGAGGGGCCGTATGTTCATGTTTAAAGGTGAATTTAAGACGGGTAAAACTGTTGCATACGGCAGTTTTCCTGAACCAATTTACATATTTGATTGTGACGGCAGAATGGCACCGCTCGCATCTTGTCCGTGGCTCAAAGGCAAGGATATTGAATATGACACGTACACCGATTGGAATAAAATCACAAAGAAACTTGAAGAATTTGAGCATAGATGTGACTTTGCAACTGTAGTTATGGGAAGTTTGACAAGTCTCGCACGTTGTACGATTAACTCTTTATTTAGAAATCGTGGTACTGGAAGTTCGGGAAGAAAAGGAGATAAGGCAGAGCCATTGAGTATCGGCGGAATTCCGATCATGGGTATTGCAGAATACAACGGTGAGAGTTCAGGATTGAATATTATTATGACACAGATGCGCGTCATACATAATATACATAAATGTAATATGATATTGGAATGTCACGTAGTAACAGGTGAAATACCACAATTAGGCGGTGGCGCGACCACATTTCGTCGAATAGTTACTGGCGGCAATAAAGTCGCGGCGGAAATTCCAGGTTATTTTGATGAAGTGTATCACTTCTATTGTGACTCTGATATTAATTCAGAGAAACGTGAATTCGTGGCGCGTATCAGAAGTAATTCAATCGACTTTGCCGGTAGTGCAATTCCGGAACTTCCCGATAAGATTAACCATACTAACGAGGATTTCTACAAGATTTGGAGTGGTTATTTGCCAAAAGATTCGGCAAAGACTACTTTAAATACTGAAAATGAATTCAATTCATTTCAGGGTTGAAAAATAATCAATCAACCAAACAACCAAACAAACAAAGGAGAACTAACTTGGCCTTACTCAAATATGGTACAGAAGATGTACTCCGTGGTAAGATGGTCGAAGTTGGCTGGCATGAAGCAGTTGTTAAAGAAATTGTTGAAAGTGCTGCGGCAACTGATGGTAGTACGAACTGGAAACTCACAGTTGTAATTCGTGAAGGTGGAAAGTTTGATGGTGTACCACTAGACCGCTACTTTAATGAAAAGGCTCCAGGTTTTGCTTTGAATTATTTCAAGGCACACGGGGCTAATATCGATGAAAAGAATGGCGGAGACTTAGATTTTCAAAAGACGATTGGACGACCTATTGGTATTTTTGTAGAAATTGAAGAATACCAAAAGCGTCCTAAGAATGTAATTAAGGACTTTAGGCCGCCTAAGAATAAGGCGTAAGTAATTTCTGCGTTCCGCATCACAACTTATCGTGGTGCGGACCGGAGGAATTATGGCAAAATATGTTGACTTTGAATTATTTTCAGAATCAAAAAGTGGAAAAACTAAAATTTGGAATGTCGTAACTCAGATAGGAAGTAAGATATTAGGTACTATCAGTTGGTATGGAGCTTGGAGACGATATTGTTTCTATCCTTTATTTGGAGATATTACAATATTTGAAGAAACTTGTTTAAGAGATATTGCAGATTTTATTGAACAACAAACAAGGGAACATATTTATATGATTGTCATTAACAATGAGTGATACATTAGAGAATGCACAAGTCACAACCAAAGTATGTATGTATTGTGATGTGGAAGAAAGTGAAGATAATCAATTCACATACTGTCATCTATGTCAAGATTATTATTGTGATGATTGTAGTTTTATTCACATTGCTGCATATGAAAGTAAATAAATCATGCCTAATTGGGTCAATGGTGTTGGGTCAGGTTCAGCAAAGTTAATAGTTATTGGTGAATGTCCGAATAAGTATGAAGATGAATCAGGTATACCATTTGCTGGATCATCAGGTGATTTAGTTGATGAAATGTTGAAGGAAGCTGGTACTGAACGTGATAAATGCTATATCACAAATGTATATAAAGTAAGGCCACCAGATAATGATATAGAGCGCATCGTGGAAACAGGATATACGCATGAATACTTCGTGAACATTCTTAATAAAGAGATTTCTACTATTAGTCCTAATTGCATTCTTGCTCTTGGTAATTTGGCTCTTAAAACTCTTACACCATTTTCTGGGATTAACCATTATAGAGGTAGTATCCTACGCAGTATACACGGCGGAAAACTCGTAAGCACAGTACATCCAGCAAACCTATTGGAACATCGCGGCGAAGGAATTTATACTTGGAAAAGTAAAGCATTTATTCAATTAGATTTTAATCGTGCAGTAGAAGAAAGTCGTTATCCAGAGATAGAATTGCCATCACGCGCACTTTGGATTTGTAAAGATTCACTTAATTTAGCAAATTATTTAGAAAGGAATAAGGACAATGAGAAATTGGCCGTTGACGTTGAGACTTATCATACAATACCTATTTGTATTGGTCTTGCTTTTAGTTCTAGTGAAGCTATATCTATTCCCCTTCTTAACGTTTTGTCTAGTGAAAATCCTGAAGGTATTAACAGCACTGAATTAGCAACATTATGGAGTATGATTTCGGAGGTACTTGCAAATGAAAAAGTTAAAAAAGTGGGACAGAATTTTAAATTTGATGAGCGTATATTACGGGGAGTTGGATTTAAAATTAACGGATTCTATTCAGACATTATGCTCAAATTTCATAGTTGCTTTGCTGAATTCCCAAAAAAGCTTGAATTTCAAACCTCCATACTTACAAGAGAACCTTATTATAAGAATGAAGGGTCGGAGTATAACCCAAAAAAAGATAATTTTAGTAGACTTTTACTTTACAACGCAAGAGACGCCGTTGTCACGTATGAAGTCGATGAAAAGCTTGAAAAGGAAATCGAAGAATACGGAGTAAAATCTGTATACTACGATTTTACCATGAAGTTACATAGATTTTATTACGATATGGAAGATAATGGAATTCTACTTAATAAAGTTAGACATAAGGAAGTTGTAAATAAATATGAAACCAAACAACGAACAGAACAAATTACCCTTGAATTTCTCGTGGGACATCCAGTTAATGTTCAGTCTCCCAAACAATGTGCAGAACTCCTTTATGATGAGCTTAAACTTCCCAAAAGGGTTAAGCGAAGAAAGGGTGGAAAATCTTCGATCAGCACTGATGAAAATGTTCTATGTCGCTTCTCGCAAATGTTGTTAAAGATGAAAAGAGAAGGACTATTATTGGACATATATTACAAATCAGAGGATATTATAAAACCCTTGGAACATATCTTGGAGTAACTAAATATGATGAAAAGAAAAAAAGAAGAAATGTTGGTTATGAAGATTCTGATGGAAGAATTAGAACGTCTTATCTAATTTGTGGAACCGAAACCGGGCGCACCTCTACTAATAAACTTGAACCTCCAGTCCGCGACGGTATATTTGGACTTGCTTTTCAAACTATTACAAAGCATTCCGAAGAAGGGTGTGATATTAGAAGCTGTTTTATCCCAAGTTTAGGATATACTTTAATCGAAGCGGACCAATCCCAAGCAGAATCTCGCATCGCGTTACATCTAGCAAATGAATTTGAACAACTTGCAATGATGGACGTATTTGATTTGCACGTCATACGCGCCGCGTGGATAACAGGAAAATCTTATGAGGAAGAATATTCAATATTTAAATCTGGCCGTGATGAGAGTAGACAGATTGGAAAGCACTCTGGCCACGCCAATGATAATGGTGTGGGTAAAAAGCGGTTGGTGGAATTGGTTTATCATCATTCTGGCGGAAAGATTATTATCTCTGAGTGGCGTGCAGGTGAAATTCTTAAAATTATCAACAAAAACATCCCAGGAATACAAGGAATATTTCATCAAGGAATAATTGATCAGTTATCAAAAGATAGAACTCTAGTTGACCCTTGGGGGAGGAAAAGAACTTTCTTTAATAAATGGGGTGAGGAACTTTGGAAAGAGGCTTTTGCACATATTAAACAAACGATTGTGGCGTATAAGACTCAAAGTTCTGGATTAAAGATTCGTGAAGGAATCCCTTTAATTAGAATGCTTTATGAAGGCCATGATGCACTCTTGATGGAATGTCCAAATGCAATTGTTAGTGAAAGCATTCCAATAATTAAGAGAATATTTGAAGAACCTATTGACTTCAAAGAGTGTAGTCTAAGTCGTGGAGTATTAAAAATACCTTGTGATATTAAGTTGAGTACAACTAATTGGAATGAAATGAAAAACTTTAAAGGAGATTAGTATGAATCTAAATAATTATGCAAAAGAAGTACATAAAGCAAATTTAAAGTGGTGGATAGATATTAATACACAAGAACCTATTAAACGTAATTTTGGTGAACTTATTGCATTATGTCACTCAGAATTATCAGAGGCTCTTGAAGGACATAGAAAAGATTTAATGGATGATAAACTTCCACACCGTAAAATGGTTGAAGTTGAGCTAGCAGACTGTTTGATTCGCATCTTTGATATTGCAGAAGGATTAGGTTATGACCTTGAAGGTGCGTATCTAGAAAAGATGTATTTTAATGCTCATCGTGAGGACCATAAATTAGAACATCGTCGCGCTGAAGGAGGTAAAAAATACTAATATGACAATCATTCAGAGACAAGATATAATTTCGGGAATATTTAGTCAAGTAAAAGATATGGCTATATCAAAAGGTAAGGATTATTCAAGTAAAGAAGATTCACTTGCCAATTTCAAACGTAATGCAGAAAGACTTGGCCTGACAAAGTATCAGGTCTGGTTAGTATACTTTAATAAGCATATTGATGCAATTAACAACTCAATTCGATATAATCCAGACGCGCCGGAAGTATCAAGTGAACCATTAGAAGAGCGCATCATAGATGCGATTACTTATTTGACTTTATTTAAATGTTTACTTGAGGAGGATAAAACGTCTACAGGAGTTTTGATTCTTAATATTGAAGGTAATGAAGGGAGTAAAGATTGAAACATATAATTCTAGTTCAAATTGAAGCAGAATGTGAAAGTCATGCACATTTAATTGAATTAACCAGAGAAATGTTTGTTCTTAATAATCTTCCATCAGGAAAAAAACCTAAACTCTATTACATAATTAAACCAATTCAAAATAGTTGTAAACTTCCCAAAATCGGAGACTAGATGAATTGGATTCAACAGATTATTGATGAAACAGAAGAATTTGAATCCCCTTCCAGATACATTTATTGGGCAGCATTATCAGCAATTTCAGCAGTTTGTAGAAAGAATCTTTATTTAGAAAGATATACACATCAGTTATATCCTAATATCTTTGTATTACTTATTGGTGAATCCGGACTAAAGAAAGGTTATCCAATATCACTATCCAGACGATTAGTTGAGTATGTACATTGTACTAGAGTAATCGCAGGTAGATATAGCATTCCAGCAGCGATTAGAGAGTTAGGAAAAGTCTATACATTAAGTAAGGATGAATTTCTTAAGGAGGCGTATGGATTCTTTTGCAACTCAGAATTAGATTCTGCATTAGTTAAAGATGATGATTCATTTTCAGTCTTAACAGACTTATATGATTGTCATTGGAATCCAAAGTGGAATAACTGGTTAAAATCGGGTGATTCAGAATTAACAGATCCTTATTTAGTTATGTTAGGTGGTTCAAATGAGGATAACTTAAAAGGTGCAATTCCAGGTAAGGCAGTTCATGGCGGATTTATTGCTCGCACCTTTGTTATATTGGAAGAAGAAGCGCGCACAGTAAATCCTTTAACCAAACCACCTAAAATAACCGTAAATGTTGCACAACTTTCAAAACACTTAATGCAAATATCAAATCTAAAAGGTGAATTTACCTATGGAGAAGGTGCGGCGCAATACTTTGAAGATTGGTATCGTGAATTTAGGACTAATCGGCCTAGAGACCCTACTGGAACATTGAGTAGAATCGATGATTCAGTTCTTAAAATTGCGATGTTGATTTCATTAGGTAAGAGATTAGATTTAATTCTCACAATTGAAGATATTGCAGAGTCAATAGAAAGAGTATTTGAATGTCTACCTGGGATGCGTAAAGTATTTATGGGAACAGGTAAGGCAGAATTGGCGGAGAAAACTGCAATCATTATTAAGGCAATAATGAAGCAACCTGAATTGAAAATAAAACGCAGTAAACTAATCGGTGATGGATGGAAATGGGGAGATTATGACGCGCACGATGTTGATAAGATTGTAGATACTTTAACACAGGCTAATGCGATACTTGTGCATAGAAATGGTACCGATACTACTTATGAATTAAAGAAGGATATTGCTGAGGCTTATCGAAAATTCAAATCGGAGGTTCAATGAAAACTTGTCTTGAGATAGCAACAAATATTAATCAATGGCCTAACTGTGTAATAACAGATTGTCCTAATAAATCATGTTTACATTTACATTCTAATAAATGCTGGCCACATACTGTTAAAGTATCATTAAACTGGTATAGAGGACTCCATACAAAAGAACGTGAAAGACGTTCTAGAATTATTGAAAAAGAATACATTGATAGATTAATCACTTCTTAGAGTCATCAAATCGTTTTCTTGATTTGTCAATATTATCTTTCAACTTTTGTTCATTAAATTCATCAACTTTAATTGCACCAGTAGAACCTGTTTTAGGGTCAGTATACCAAATATGGTCAGATTGAATACCATCAAATTTAAGTCCAGAACTTTCAACAATTTGTTTAGGCCCAGAAGTGGACGGTGGAGCAACTGAAGGAGACGTTTCAGTTTGCCCACTCTGGGCAGCTTGCGGTGATGCAACTTGTGGCAAAGTATTATCACGTACTGCCAATGATTGAGGCAAAGAACTTGGTGGAACTTGAATAGAACCTTGTGGCGGTAACATTCTTTCATGCTGCATATATGATGGAACTTGAATTGGTGATGGAATTGCCGTACTTCTTCCAGCAAACCTAAAGTCAGGTTGCGCGTCGCTAGTAAAGCCTCTGGCACCGCCTGTAGGGGTCGATTCACTCCCGTAAGCTTGTTCTAAGGGCGAAGGGGGGACAATTATTGGGCCGATGGGCGGAGTTGGGGGAGTTCCCACGGCATTGGTCGGAGCGCCTTGTTGAGTCATTTGAGCGGGTGGATTTACGCCGCTAGGTAATAGACCTTTTGGATTAAATGGTGATGGCGGAATAGGTGCAGGCGTAGAACTAATGGCAGCCTTTGGCATTCCTTTAAGGATATTTACAGCTTTATTAAGATTATATTCTGGACTCTGTAACTTACCTAATCCTAGTCTCATACCAGATTCAGCCGTACCAAGTCCTAATGCCCCCATACCAACTTCAGGATGACCAGTAAGTAATGCGCCTAAACCAAGTAATACTTTTCCTCCCATATATGGAGTAATTGCTCTAGCAAATCCAGGGTTCTTTTTAGTTTCAGAAGTAATCTGAGCGCGTAGCGCATCTTCTTCATGCTGTCTCAGATTACTATATCTTTTCTTAAAATCTCCAATTCCTTGTCCAGTAGCCTTTTCAACTGCTTCATCAATTTGCGAGTTTAAAGATGCGCGTTCAGCAAGTTTATTAGCAATCTTCGGCGCAGTAGCTTCAACTTCACTGGCAGATACAGGAGCTTTAAAGAATGCGTTAAGTTGTTTATTTAAATCTTGAACTCGTTCTTGTGCATCATCTATTTTAAGTGGGGTATTATTGCTATAAAATGTTTCTGACTCGCTAGGTTTATAACTATTAGGTTCAATCTTTGCAGATATGCCACTACGAGTTGATTGAAGGTCGGCCAAGGTGCGAGACTTGTCAATTAAATCATTTCCTGCAAGTTTAAGTTTAGGTTTAATCTCATCCCATAAGGCATTCTTACGTTGTGTAATAGCTTCTTTATAATCTGTATGGTCTTGAATATTTAAAGGTTCAGTGCCGGGTTTACCATTTGCATCAGGAATTTTAGCATCTTGAATTGCCGAGGCTAAGTCACCACTATTCAAAGAACCTTTTAATGCAGGTAAATACTTTGCATTAGACTTTACTGGATTAAGTGCATTAGTAAGATGTTTTGTAACTTTCTCATTTAATATTTCAGGTGTCGGATGTATAATATTTCCTACTTTAGATTTAATAACATCAGAAGCAACACCACTTAATTTTCCTAAACCTAAAGTTCCTAATACATTTCCAGTAGCCCCGCCAATATCTCCTTTACCTGACTGTTCACCAAGATTAGCTGCCCACGGTCCTACAAGAGGAACAACTGATGCTAAAGAATGTCCATAAGCCTGAATAGGATGTCCGGTATTTAATTTTTCACCTGCACGTATAACCTCATTTTCGGATGGTTTATCAATAAATTTTGATAATGTAGAATCTTTACCTGTAAACCAGTTAGGATTCTCTACTACGTCTTTTCCAAATTGAAATGTTCCACTAGCTAAATCTTTAGCACCTTGCCAAGCATTTTTTGCAACATTTTCTGGAGTAAACCCCATCCATTTAGGAAACTCAGGGTTATCTTGTTGAATCTTATCAATTACTTCATTTTGCTTTGATAAGTTAGGCGTGTCAGATGATACACCAAGAAATGAATCAGGAGTAATCTCAGTCTTAGGAGATTTTTTCAAGAAAGAATCTGGAGTAATTGAATTTCCCATTATTTTATTGTATACCCCGCATCCTTGATTTCTTTACGTGCTTTGATAGTTGAAATACCCTTTTGTTTTGCGTACTCAGAAACTCTTGCAGAAGGAAATACTTTCTCATCTTGATTAGGAATTGACAAATTAGATTCATCATCCTCAGGTTTCAAATTAGGTTGTTTACCTGAACCACTATACTTATATTCCTTACTCCAATCTTGAATTGCTTTCAGTCCTTCGCGAATATTATCTGGTGTCATCTTACCGGGGTTTAACATTTCAAAGAATGGAGCAAGACCTTTTTCAGTATTCAAATGTAGTCTTGAGAATGCTGACGCAGTAGTTTCAAGATTATCTTTAAGTGCCAAGAATTCTGGGTCATTCGCGCCAGTAGATGCGCGAATATCTGTATATCTTCCTTCAAGTGGACCTAAACGAGATTCTACGGCTTTAAGTTTAGTTTCAATATCAGGAATTCTATTAAGTACGTCACCTGCCATTTGTCCGCGAGTTCGCACCGCAGTTGTGGGCGCCTCAGGCATTTTCAAACCGATTTGTTCACCTGCATCATTTTGTGGCTGTCCAGGTATTCCTTGACCAAAATCTACACCTTCAGGTGGTGTTAATCCAGCACGTTTAACAATTTGAGGAATCATTGGACCAAGTTGAGGATAATAATTAGCAATTTCTCCCATTAATCTTACCATTGCATAAGTCTGCGTAGCACTTCCAGCATGAGCTTTTTCATTAGCTTTAACCCAATCTTTATATTTATCTGGGTCAGATAACCAAGTTTTAAATGGTGTCATACTACCAGATGTTTTAAAGTCTTGATGATTCTGTTTAATCAAATCAATTTGTCCTTGAATTGATGCTTTTGCTTCATCAGGTAAACTTGGGTCACTTAATTGCTTTGATAACATATCAATTTGTTGTTCAGCACTGAGTCTATTTTCATCATATCCCGGATGATTAATATGAGCGAGTAAATATTTATTAGTATTAGCTGAGTTTTGATAATTCGCAGCCATTGCCTCATCTTTATCAGCTTCAGCCTTAGTCTTTTGCTGTGTCGCCTGTTGAGTAAATTGAGTCTGTAATCCACCAACTTTAGCTTTATAATCTTCCATTGCATCTTGATAAGGTTGTTGATTATCAATTCCTTTTCCTTCAAGTACGTCAGTAAAATGATGAAAAGGAGATTCATGAAAATCAGAATGTTGTGGAGGATTAACAAGTAAATCTTTATACTTATCTTGCAAATGTGAATCTATTGGAAGTAGGTTATTAGGAGGCGCTTGACTAATAGGGGTAATTTGATTTCCTACAACAGTTGAATTAATCTGGTCAGGAGTAGATGCAATATTTTCTCTCCGTCGCAAGACTGGACCATTTGAATCATAGAAACTGTCTTGACTATTAGGTAATTTAGGAGTCAATAAATCCATCTGTTTTTGCCCTTGAATATAATCAGGACTAGAATCATCAAACGTAATATGATGTGCAAGAGCCGCCGCGCCCATTGGCGTAACTTGTCCAGAGTTACCAAATACTTTATCCCAAGTAATACCACTTTTAAGTTTTGGCAAATCTTCAACATTAATATCAGGCATTAAATCATTTTCAGCCATTGTAACTCCTAATTAGTACCGTATCTCCCAGGGTTAAGAATCTTACCAATTCCACCGACAATTCCTACACCTTGACCAATTTGTTGCAATAATCCGGGTTGTGCCGCCGCGGCGCGTTCTGCAATACTCAAATCACCAGTACCAGTTCCTAATTCAGTTGCAGAAAGTCCACTTAATCCTTGCAGGGCTGAAAGTCTATTACTAGATTGCAATCCAGCAAGTCCTAAATTTGCACCATTTACTGCTTGTGAAGTTGACGCAGCCGTATCTCGTCCTAAAGCTCTAGCATCAGTCCCAGCGCCGGGCGCATATCCGCCCTGAATCTTTTGACGACGCGCAAGATTTTGTTTCATTGCATCATATACTGACGAAACATTATTCGCGGCGGCTTGACCAGTAAGCGAAGTCATCTGTGGCGTTACACCACCATTTTGTGCAATGCCAGTCAAACCAGTTCCAGCAGTTCCTGCAAATTGTTGACCAGTTAGATTAGCTTTATTAGCTTGATCAGTTGAATTCTTTTGAACTCTCTGAGATGCACTTTTAGACATTATAACTCCTATTATAACACCAAGAAAAAGGCGTTACCAGCTTTTTCAAACTTAAATCTATGTTCAAGAACTTTATCAAATTCCGGTGAATCAAATGTAAAGGCATGAATTCCATCAAGTCCTGCAAGTTGAACTTCCATTATTCCACGTTTAAATATTTTATCTAGTGCCTCTGCGCGAATACTTCTTTCGCACCCAAGATCTAAAATTATAATTGCTTCGGCAATAATCTTTAAAAAAGCCGCTCCGATAACTTTTCCATCTTCAAGTACAATACACCGCGCAATATTAAGTGGACTTGCATAATTTTCTTTAGTAAAGTTATGATACTTTTCCGGCGTGAGTGATTGGATGCGCTCCAAGTCAGTATCATATTTTGGGTCATACTTTACTAGTTCTATCATATTAATTTACACTATCACAATGATAATATACCGTACCGCTAATTGCTGCAACAGCTACAGTTAAAATAGTTGTACTTAAAGAAGATATTGCTGGATTAATAGATGTGGTCGATGGTGATACTACACATATAGGTGCGACCTGAGCGGTAGCAAATGTAACTGTACATGACGTTGCACCAACCGATAAAGATATTGCACCATCAATATCATTTATAGTTCCACTTGCTGCACATCCTGTACCGCCAACTGCCGGTGCAGTTGTATGTGTAAATACATGACCAGCTAATCTTGTAATACCTTGAATATCAAATAACGCAGGAGATACTGGACTACATGCTCCAGTATTTACGCACCAAGATTGAGCTGCCCTAAGTACACCAACATTAGGACTAATAATACTTATATTTCCTAGCGACTGTAAAACAGTTACAGTTCCAGAAATTGTAGTACCATTAGCTGATATAGTTAAACCATTAAAATTAAGTAATCCTGTACCTTTTGAAAGTAATTTTAATGTAATATTAGTATCACTACCAGTTCCAGCAATCTGTACAGTTGCAGGATTAGCAGTCGCTGCATTAGTTACAGTAATACTATCAACTGCACTGGTAGTTCCAGATGAAAGAATAAATGGATTACCATTAGTATCTTTAATGGTATTAGTTTGTAACGTGTCTTTTACTTGCGTAGTTAAATTAACTTGAGTGACTGCATTAATTACAGTCATACAAGCTAACCAAGATACTATTAATATAATACTTTTCTTAATCATCATTAATACCTATAGTTGCAAATTAAAGTCGTCCCAGTCGGAGGCGCAGTTCCGTATGTAATGGTAGCAGTTGATAAAGTATAATCAGCACTACCTGCAATTTGATTAAGTCCATTTTCAAAACAACTAGTACTTAATGCAGGACTTGGAGTATGTGCTAACGTAAATGTAACATTAGAACCATTAATAGTTCCAGATGGAACTTCTGCATCAGCAAATTGATATCCTGCTGTAGTAGTTGTTACAATTACACCAGAACTAGGAAATGTAGCAGTAGAACTTATTCCAGTTCCGCCATTAGTTTTAGGGAGTAAACCTTTAACTTGAAAGGTTAGGTCAATTTGACTAACTGCGCCGATAACTAATGCAGCAGTTGACATTAGAAAGAATACTGCTACTGCACCACGATTAATCTTTCGCATAGTTTTCCTCATTAAGCAATTCTATACCAAGAGCACATATTAAATGACGAAGTTGGAATTGCATTAGTTAATGTAATAAGAGTCCCGACTAACGTAAAATCATAAATTGTAGCATCAACTGTTAACATTAATAATTGACCATTTACTTGTAAGATAATACTTTCAGGTGGATTAGGCGCATCCGGTAATACAAAGTTTTGATGATCGCCTGAATCAACTGGAATTATTCTATCTCTAAAACCAGGTAATACAGGTACAACTGGTTTAGGCGCACCTGATAATTGAATAATTGTATTAGTATTCTTAATTACATTAGTATTTATTCCTTCTAAAGATTTCTTGACTTCTTCAAGTGCCCAATACGCTGGGTCATCTCTAGGCACTTTATTTATATTTGTTGCCAACCTAGAGGTATTATTCATATCGCCGTAGCTGATGTTTCGTTACTTTGAATATTACAATTTGTTAATGCTATTTTACCGCATACAATGGCGACGTAAAAATAATGTGTTCCACTTATAGCAGTTGTATCGTTATAAGTTGTTCCAATGATTCCAGATGAAATAATTACTTCTGTACCTGATGTAAGGCTACGTCCAACTGCATAAGTTACATTTGGCGTAGTTGATGCACTCCAACTTACAGTAATGAAATGTGGACCACTCATTGCTGTGGCAGCGAGCGCACCGCTATTAGTTATTCCTAAACCTTGCGCCAATACTAGCCTATTAACTAATAGTAATATAAGAAGTAGTTTTTTCATTTTGCACTCAATACAACTGTAATTGCAGAATATGTGATATTACCTGCCGTTGGATTACAAAGTACATAATCTGCGTTATTTGCACTTAACGCATACGCAGCAACATTCATTCCACCAGTTGAACCCCAGCCAGTCAATGCAGCAGGACTAGATGTATATCCAACATTAATAATAGTATGTACTGGAGTAATAATAATTCCTGTCATAGTTATTGGAGTTGCAGGTGAACTACAAGTATTAGCATTTTGAGTACCGGATGCTATAGTAGTTTCAACATTTGCAATCTTTGCAATAGTATTAACTACAAATGCTTTATTAGCAATAGTAGTATCAGAAGTTCCTGCCGTACCAGTATTTGCAGTAGTCCCTGTAGGCAATAATGGCGTTCCAGATAAATTTGCAGCTGTACCAGAGGTATTTTGATTAAGTGTAGGAAAATTCAACATATTAGCTGCGCTGATAGTTGGCGCGTTTTGAAATGACCACGCGCCAGTTCCACCAGATGCAGGACCAGCTAATACTGTATTTTGTGGTACGGTAGCAGGAGTACAAACAATAGATGCAGTTGTACTAGGATTATTTACAATGCAACTAAACAATGTACCTAGTGTTGCACTCATAGCAACAGAAGTTACACCGCCACCACTTCCAGTAGGCCACACATTAATACAACTTGTCGCAATGCAAAATTGTGGTGCTGTGAATCCTGTATCTGAAACTACTGGCTTACCAACAAAACTAAATCCACCAGAACCATTTTCAGTCCAAGAATATCCACCACTAGAGTTATCTACATAAGTAAATCCTCTAATAGTATTCAAGAATAGGCTTATACCGCCAGTAAAGTCACCAGTTGAAGGATTGACCGAAAGATTAGGAACTGCACCAAAAACTCCAGCAAGATTCATTTGAATACTATTGGTAGGCGGCGCGGGATTGGTAGTTCCGCCTCCACTACCAGTAAATACTTGCCATGAATTAGTGACACCATTTGAACCGTAATAATAAGTTCCAACAGGACTTAATCCTAAAATATTCTGCGACGCGCCTTGTGCCGTAGTCGCGCCAGTACCACCATTAGGAATATTTAATACTGGAAAACTAAAGAATGAACCATTACATATTACTGAACTGCGTGTAACACTTCCACTTGCAGGCACGCACCAATCTTCCGTAAATCCACCAGTTCCACCAGGATTTGCATTTGAATAACTTACAATATAATATGTCGGATTAGGATTAGAGCCTGCATTTGGAATAATGGGTATTGATAAAGTATTTCCAATTATAGAAAATTGTGCTCTCCATCCACCTAATACTGTATATCCATCAGCAGATATAAAAGTTTGTGGTGATGAAATTGTTGCAATCCAATTTCCAGTCAAACCTAATGGATTAATAAAATCATTATCAGTAATGGTAGTCTTATTCTGAGCAAATAGACTTGAGGTTATCAAAAATAATAGCAGGAATAACTTTTTAATTAAATTCATTGTACCCTTTCATCTGCAAAACTATCACCAAAAGTGATAAGTCTACTCATCTCAAAATAAGCATCAGCATCTCGACTATTTGCAAAGCATAAATATCCACGTTCATCAACAAAGTTTAATTTGATTTGTAGTTCTTGTCCAGGTTTTGTGATTAGTGGTTCAGGTAATGCTTTATAGAATGTAGTATCATCTTCACTAAATATAGTAGTTCTAATACTTCCTGAACCTGTAGCCTTTAACTTAACACCAGTGAAAAGATTAACAACACCTTCAACTGGCTCATGACCGCCAAAATGCGCAAATTGTAATATTGGATTAGTTATAATTCCATCAATATAATCATCAAGATTATTAGGATTAAATTTAATAATTGCTCCTGATGGAAGTAACGTACAAACTTCAACTTCAAATCCTGTAGGTGAATCTAATAGATGCGAGTTTGTGTGATAACTCCATAAATCCCATTTTAAAGATTCTTGACCAATTCCTTCATTATAATCTCCAACTAATGTAAATCCATGCATTGTAAGATTATAAGTGTTTGTGAATACTATAACAGTTTCTAATCCTGAAAGTACAATAACTGACATAGGATTTAATGAAGAACTAACGCCCCAATCAGGAAGTAGACTTTCTGTTATAGTATAAATTCCCGGTGCGAGTTGAAATGTCTGCTGTTCTCCGTCAAGTAATGAAAATGGCAAACTAAAGTTAGTAACAAAATCAAATGCTTGAAATGATGCCGGTGGATTAGTAATCTTTTTAATCGTTAAACTACCTATTGGCGGAGCAGGTGGTATTGATAAAATATCTGACGGAAGTAAAAACTCTGCCCATAATCCTGCAACTGAGGCATCAAATCCATTCTCACAAGAAGTATTAATATATCCAGTTCCTAATCCAATATCATTCAACCAACTAGGACAAGTTAATGGTACATTAGTTGGCGGAACTGATGCAGTATTACCTGCTGAATATCTTGAATTAAGACTTGCCGGATCTGCCAAAAAAGCATTAATATCAGTTGAAAATTGTAACGTATGAGATGAAATATTTCCATCAAATACTGGAGGGATTACTCCAGTAATAGTTACTGAGTTCGTATAAGCATTCGGAGCTTCGATTACACCACCAACAAGATTTAAAGTAATGGTCATTGAACCCATTACTTTCCATACCGGAGTTCCTCCAGCGTTAAATGATGCATCAGGAATTAACTCACCGCGCATCATATTCATGCTATAAGGTTCAATAGTTGATGGATCAGTTGGTCCAGTAACTCCTGCAAGAAAACATTCAAAATATATAATTCCTGAATTACCAAGATATGCAGAATTAAAAGTAATTGATTTAATATCTCCAACACCTACTGCTTGATTAACTGCGTAAGGAATAACATCACTAATACAAGTAGGTAACACCATAGCTTCAAAGCCATGAGTTACTGATGAATTTGGCCTATTCCATAATGGACCAAATCCGGTTTGTTTTAACTTACTAGGATAAACTTGTCCTGTATTCTCCCATTGTAATCCTGTTACTAATTCAGTTGTAACTAATCCTTTTGCAGCCCAATTAGCAGGTTCGTTATTTCCAGTAATTCCATTAATTAATGCGATTTGACCAAATCCGTTGGAATCTAATCTCTGAGTTCCACGTGCCACGGCGGTATATTTCTGCCATCTCGGAAAATTAGGTGGTGCTGGTGGTAATCCAACTCCTTCACCGCCAAAATCACTTCCATTAGCCGCCGTGACTGGTGCGAAACATTTTACATTAGTTATTCCAAATGGAGAAACTAACATAAACATTGCAATAGCAGACGCAGTTGATGTACCGTCAGAAACTGTTATTTTATAATAAGGTGCGCCGACTGAAACTACATTTGCATATCCGCCACCGGGGACATTAAATATTAAATTCTGATTATAATCAAATGCTCCAGTGTAAAATTGTCCAACTCCAGGAATAACTGTCAATGAACCATTCGGAGCGACTGTACCAAGTCCATCAATAGTTGCTGAAATTACATCATTAGATGAAGTCCAAGTAAGTTTAAATGATGCGCCTAGCTTAACTGATGCTAAAGAATATGCAAGTGCCGTATATCCATTTCCTTCAATGGGAATTACGCGGCGAAATGTAACTGTACCAACAACTGTAAAATCACCTACATTAGTACCCCAAGTAGGTGTTGGATTATTACCAGAATTACCAGCTACGTATATTGCTTGATAATTACCATTACTGTCCACAATTAAATCAGGATAATGGATATCATTCAATCCCCAATAATCAGTATTTGGCTGATAGCGAGGAAGTCCATCATCTGAAATATTTGATATAACTAATGTACAAGTTGGCATTAGAATCCAGTTACATGAAATCGTTTATTCTTAACATCAACTACGATTGCAATCGAGTTATAATTATTAATGCTATCCCACAAATCTTGAATCTTCCAAGTCAATGCTGGTAGTTGAATAGTGCCATTAAATAAATAAATTCCTGATGTGTCTGCAATCATTACACTATCAGATTGTGAACTATTTTCAATAGAAGGACTTGCTGTAGAAATCCCCCTAAAACTCGGGGTTCCTACACTTTGGTCAATAGGATTAGCCGTATCCCAATTAATTGGGTCAAGTCCATTATCTAATGCAGAATATATTCCTTTAGACTTTGTAATGTATAAAACATCTCGAATAATACAAGTATTTGATACAAAATATCCATCATCTTTATTAACAATGTATGTTTCAAGAGTTTTATCAAATGTCTCTGGCGTACCTGCATTTGAGAACCTAATGATTGAATTATCAGGTTGCTGCAATCCCCAAATTGCTAGTCGTGCCGCGTAGACATTAATACCTTGGCCAGAAGGAATGTTAGCTCGCACATTAAAAAGGTAATCGGCACTATCAACGAGGTCAGTAGCAAAAAAATCAAGAATAGTAGTGGTTGTGGTATTATCATTTATTACTCCCCCAGAAGTTCCAGGAACAAACCAATATGGCTCAGTTTGTCCTGCTTGTGTGATAATAATATTTCTAGCAACTGTACCTGCTGGCCCTATTGGCAGCCCAGTGATATTTATCTGGTGCGCACCTGCCGCGTTAAAACTAATTGCAACGTGTGAATCAACTGATGGATTAGTTAAGAATCCTGTATCAGTTTCATATACCACATTAATTTGATAAAGTCCTGCTGGAACATCACCAGTTTGTGAAGTCTGATAAAATACTTGAATTGTTACATAATCAATTCCAGCAGTTGCACCATTTCCAGGCGCACCGGTACATAACGTAGATATATTTATTCCAAATGAAGATGAATTAATAATTGCTGGATTTAATCCAATTCCTAATCCCCAAGTATCTGTATCGCTTCCATAGGCTACATTTTGATTACCCGCCCAAGGATTAGCACCGAAATAATCATTTGAACCGCCTACACCTGCTAATGTAATAGATTTATCATAAACTGCACTTGTACCTGAAATTTGCTGTCTATGAACCAATACACGTACCCCAACAACAGTAGCGGTAGCAGGAATTGAAAATCCAAAATTTGTCAATTCAAGAATATTTGAAGGGTTAGACGCGAAAGTATTAGGCATTGTAACAGTTGCATATAATCCATCATCTTTTGTCACATTACTAAGATTAGTCCACGCCGCGTCTGCACCAGATTGTGCCTGACTTTGTGAGGGTGCAGCAGCAGTATTTGCCGTGACAATATTCTGTGCTGAACCGTCAACCGCCGCCATTTGTGTTAATGAAGTCGGCGCGGCACCACCAGCTTGTTTAATTGTAGAATTGTTATTATTAGTTCCAGTTCCTACACCTAATTGTTGAAATTGTCCATCAACCCAAATTCCATCAGTCTCAACAACTGCTGAAGGATTAGCAATCGTAAATGTCCCTGCCCCTAAAGCCGTAATTGGCGCAATGATGTTATTACCTGCATTAGTCATCAATTCAATAGTCATTAATTGATTGACTTGTAATGCAGGACCGTAAACTAAGTTATAAGAATATGTCGCGTTGGCTCCAGAAACTGCAACAGAACTGATTGCAACTGTTGACTGAGGATAATACAACATTATCAAATTGCCAACTGGACCAACTCCGTTACAAGGACAAATGAATAAACTTGAATAAAAGTTTACACAAAAGAAATCAGTCGCACCATCAACTGTGAAAAGTGGCGTATTGCTATTATTAAAATAAAAATTGCCTATCAAATCAATCGAAATGATAGGATTGGGTGTGCTATTAGTCACCCATTCAGCAAAATTATTTCGTGGAAAGTCTAAGTTATAACGGAGTGAACTTCCGGGGCGGATACCAAATTTACCCTTTTTAAAAGCATTATTACGTGAATCCCAAAAATGATCCGCAGGAACTTCTTCTTGAGTACCATTTTTATATAATCCCATAAATGACTTAATTGGGATTTTTTGGCATTCAGTAAAGTTCATTAAATCAAACCTTTTAACTTACAGTAAGTATATATACTTTTAAGATTATTTACATCAAACTTTTTATATAGGGAAGATACGTTACTATTAAAGTTTCTACGAGAAATCTTTAATTTACTTCTCATATCTTCCCTACTAAAAGAACCACCAACTAATTTAAGGATTTGCCTTTCACGACTTGTTAATCGTTGGAGCAAAATATTCATATTAATCAGCCGCAGTTGAAGTAACTTTTTGCCAGTCGGTTGCGGCACCGGCATTTGCAACTTTAATATAATTCTTTCCTGCCGTAGATTGATAAACTGCACCGATAGGAAGTGTAGCAGGAACTTCTCCTAATACTCCGGCACGTGTAGTTTGTGCACCAACTGCAACACTACCAAGTGCAGTCCATACACCAGATGCAGAATATCCTGAAGGGTCATAAACAGCACCTTCAAAGACAAATAGTGTATTTGTTAGTGTTGAATAAGTCATTGTTCCTACATAACCTGACGTAGATGTAGGATCAACATTCTGATAAAGTGCTTTATAATGCCTCTGATAAGGCAGAGCTTCCTGTGGTAGTGGCGGCATAATTCCTCCTGAATTATCTTCCAATAATTAAATTATTTTGTCTGCGATAAGGTCTACGTCGAACTGGTATTGCTTGTTGATTCTTCACATTTGCTGCAATAATCTTATCAAGTTTTACAAATGCTTCACCATCTTTAAGTTCTGCAAAGGCATTACGATTAATTGACTTCGCCGCGTATGCCGCAGTTTTCGGCGCGAGATAAATCTCACCATTAATAAATCCAATAGTATCAGATGTGGACTCTACCATTGGAAGGCTTGCTTCATAATCAAGTCGAATATCTTTATTAGCTGTAGCACCAACAAATACTAGGTTTTGACCTTGCCATAACCAATAATTTAAGTCTTGGTCTGGTTGATATGAAGGCTCCCACTTCTTTCGCAACATTTCAATGAAATCTTCAAACTGCGCACCTGCATCACGTTCCCATAATTTAACTGGAAGTACTATATCAGATGGAATAGCTGGTGTAGTGGCAGGTCCAATGATTGTTGAACCTGCCATGAAGTTTGGAAGAATAATAGTCTTGTCAGTTGTTGGTAATCCATTTAAATATAATTCAATGGACAAATCACGATAGGCTTCTTGAAGAAAAGTAATTAATACATCATCCTGCCAGAACTTTCTCTGAGAATCATTTAGATGTGTCGCAGCGGTTTGAAGAACTTGACCAACAGTGACTATCATTTATTATCCACCAGTGTATTCTTTATTTCCTATATGAGTCAGAACTGGACCTTTATAACTTGCTCCATGAATCCAGTTCATTTGCTCACAAGAATTCCACCATTTCATTATTTGTTCTGCATCAGCACCTTTAGCAAATGAAGATGAACCATCACTATATTTAATTTCTATAGATATAGTAGTTTTGTCCATAATTAAACTCCCAATGATGCAAGTTCATTAGCCAAAGTAAACTTTTCTTTATATTCTTTAGGTTTAAGAATAGTCTTGCAATTAGGACACAACATTGCAGCCTTATTAATCATAGTTGTGCAAGCAGGGCATGGAATATTTGTTAGCAAATCAGGATTAGTTTTAATTGCCTCATTCCATTCACGTTTAAATCCTAAAGATTCACACGCGAATCGTTGAAGATTAGAAATTGCAGAATGTCTATGATTAGATTTCGTCCAATCATCATCTGCCAACTTAACCAATTCAAGGAACCAACGATGTTGAATCTCTTTTGCAGCTTGAATCTTATCAAGAAACTTTTCAATTACTTCGTCAAGTTTAAATTCTCCAGGAACCCAGAAAATTCCAGGGCGCGCATCTGCCGTTGTAGCAATCATACTTTGTACAAAATCTTCAACAATACTTTCTGCCGCCTCATAAGGAGAGACTTTTACGTGTATATACTTTGGGCGACGCTCCGCACCCATGTATACATCAAATCCAGATTCTCCAATAATAATGATTGATGGAGTTTTACCATCAGATTTTGGTATTGTAAAATCTCCAGGATGAAGTGTAGGCTTTTGTGCATTAACTTCAAAAGGTACTATAGAAACTACTGTTGCTTTAATCTCAATTGCCATTTGATTCGTCTCCAGCATTTAAAATAAGCCCACCTGATTTTAATCTATATGAAAAATCAGTTTGACCTTGTTCCTCAATCATTTCACGGTTTGAATCAATTTCTTGTGTTTCTTGTTCCTCAACCATATCGGATAGAATATTGCGTATTTCATTAGGATTTAATGGATTCATTGATATTTTAATTAGTCGTTCACATACATCAATACGCGGAGGAAGTGCATTAAATTGATTTTCAAATACATAAAGTGGTTCATAAGTACCTTGCCACCCGAATGGAAGTTCCTCATTCGGGTGATTTGTTGGGGGTACAAATCTTTCAAGTACCCATCGACGCGGAAGATAACCATACTTAGGAACACATTTAATTCCTATATAATTACGAATAAATATTTTACCTAAAAATTCCGCAAATGTACCTTTACGCATTTCACGTTCATCATCCGACCAAACTACTTGGAATAATGGACGTTCATTATCACTTCCATGATGACGTATTACTTTATTAATCTCTTGTACAGTATTAAATTCTTCTTGTGAATAAGTTTTCATAATATAATTAAGGAGGGAGTTTTTAAACTCCCCCCAACTCCAGATTAATAACCAGACGGAATTGCCAAGTTCTTGATGTAAGAACAAAGTCCAGGGTTCTTAACAAAAACATTGAAACTAGCAACGAGATAAAAGATTTGAGACGCGTTCAAACCACCAGAAGTTCCATAAAGGTTAAAGAATTTATTACCATTCTTATCCTTATAGAATTCACACTTATGAAGTTCTGAACGACCCCATTGGTCCATATCAATAAAATCAATACGACTTCTATCCCAATTACGAGAAAGTTTTACTGGCGCACCAGCAAGTCGCATCGTATCATTAAAGTAAAGGTCAAGTGCTTCATCCTTTGCTTCTTTGATAATTTGAACTAAACCAAATCCCATTTCTTCATACGCAGATTGCTGTGCAACGTGCATCCACGCCTGAGTTTTCTTTCCGCGTTCCTCAATTCCCATTCTGTCACTAATTTTATTCAATGCCAAACGGGGTTGTGGATGTGCGAGAGGTTGACTTCCAGCATCAACACTATTAGCACGAACTTCAGGAGTTGCGGCGCGGTCAAATCCAAGCCAACTTCCCACGGAAGAATCATTATCGTGATATATAGGACCAAAAAATGAAGTGGGCGGCGTACCTGATGCAGACGCGCCAGATACAACAACTTTATCACCACCAGTTACCCCATTAATTTGTCCTGTTACCACACGAAAAATTCCGTTAGGAATATCAAGATAAACTAC